GCAATACAATGAACAAAGAATGAAACAATTAAAAACTATATTTACAAAAATTAAAAACTATGAAAATTAAAGAATTAGCACAAAAATATAATTTATCCAAAGATGACTTTTGGGAATTAAAAAGAGGCACAAGAAGTATGTGGATTATTACACACGATGCTTGTGAAAAGATAGCAGCAAAAGAAAACATACAATTTGGCGCACCTACAATATACAGAGATAGCAACCAAGATGTTGCAATAGTAGGAGATGCAAAACGAGGTAATAAAATTATCTGGAGTACTGGTGAAGCATCACCAAACAACTGTAAAGCTCCTTACGCATTTGCAATGGCTGAGAAACGCTTAAAAGATAGATTAGTACTAAAATTAATTAACGCTTATGAGTATGGTATTTATTCAGATTCTGAAGCAGATAATTTTAAGAAACAATGATAGAAACAAATATTACAGAATTAGCAACGCTTATTATGACAAGCGTATTTTTTGGAATCGTTTTAGCTATGGCAATTAATACATATCTAAAATAAATTAAACTATATATTATGAAAAAGAATCACTTGAGTTACTCGGCTTTATGCCAGTTTAAGAAATCTCCTAACCATTTACTTGCTTACTGGAACAAAGAATTAAAAACTACAGATGCAATGCAATTTGGAACTATAATACACAAGATGTTATTAGAACCAGATACATTTACAAAAGAGTTTGCAATTTTTGAAGGTGCAAGAAGGGCTGGTAAACAATGGATTGAGTTTAAAGAACAAAACGAAGGCAAAACACTAATTAAGCAACAAGAATTAGATGATGCAAACAAGATAATTAACAATGCAATGTTACATCCTGTACTTACTGAAATGATGCAAAATAAAGTAGATACTGAAATTAAGTTAGAGTGGCAACATAAAGATGTTAATTTTAAGGGCTTTGCAGACCTTCTAACAACGTTTAACGGTAAGAAGTGCATAGTAGATATAAAAACTACTAATGATGCTGGAAAACGCTTTGAACGTGATTTATACTATAATGATTATAAAATGCAATTGGCAATGTATCAAGACCAATACGATAAAGATACTGATGCTTATATTGTAGCAATAGAAACTACAACACCATTTAATGTTCAGATATATAAATTAGATGATAGTTTATTATTTAAAGGTTGGATGGATTACGATTATTATACAGATAAATTTAAAGAGTGGAATGGAGAACCTCAGGGTTACTCAAGTGATATAGTAGAAGTAAAAACAGAAACAGAAGAAATAGTATAAATGTTAAAAAAAGAATGGCATTGGATGTCAGATTATAAACAACAAAAACAAATAACAATGAGTAAAAAAGAAGAAACAATATATTGTGGTAGTGGTAAAGTTATGAATCCTAAATGGTTAAAAGTAACTATTAATCCTTCTAAAATATCAGAATACATACAAGAGTATAATGGTAACAAATTCATCAAACTAAATATTAATTTAAAAGATGAAGCTGACCAATATGGTAAAGATGTAAGTATTAGTGTAGATACTTGGAAGCCAGATGCAGAAGCACCTAAAGCTGAGGCAAGTAATACTTCAAACGATTTACCCTTTTAAGTATTATGAAACAATCAAAAATCTTAACCGCATTGGGTTTGAGTTCGTTGGATATACAAAATATGTTGATGAACGGACAAACGATGCCAGAGATAGCAAAGAAGTATAAGATAACTTATATCTCATTGGTACAGGCATTTAAAATCCAAAAGAAAGATTTTAAGTATATTGATTATATACAACCAAAAGAAGAAGTAAAGGACATTAAAAACGTGTCCTTTGCTTTTGATAAACTATATACAGAAGAATCACTTAATGAAGAAGAGCTACTTGCTTACTATAAGTATGAAGCTAAAAACAAAGCGTATTATGAATATAAATGATTATTTTATTTTATCTGATATTGAAAAAGATATTATTAATCTTATAGCTAAAAAAAGACAATTAAATAAAGAAAAATCTAATCTTGATGGTAAAGGTCAAGCAAACAATAAAAAAGGAATTAGAAATAATAAACTTGGTTTTGCTGGTGAATTTTTATTTTGTAAAGGGTTTAATTTATTTCCAGATTTCACAATTAATAATACATCTAAAATTAAAGAAACAGATAATGGTGATGCAATACTAAAAGGTTTTACAGTAGATGTTAAGACAAGCCAGAATGAAAAGTATTTGATGACACCAAGTTATTCAAAATCAAACATAGATTTATTTGCAAAATTTTATATGGATAAAAAAGGAAAATTTACTTTTCAGGGTTTTGCAACTAATAAAATGTTATTTAATAAAAATAATTTTATATTTAAAAAAAATGTAAACTATTTAACAGTAGATAGTTACGTTTTAGAAACAAACAAACTATTAAATTTTAATCAAATTATATTATGAAAGAATTACCATACTTTAAATTTTATCCTAACCAATGGATAACAGGCAGTATATCATTTATGAAATTAGATGTGCAAGGTGCATTTATGAAAGTTTGCTGCTACTATTGGAGCAAAGAATGTAATGTTACAAGAAAACAAATTAAAACATTAATACCTAAACAATGGAGTGCTTTAGTAGATGCTGAGTTATTTAAAATAGAAGAAGAAACTATTAGCATTAAATGGTTAGATGAACAATACCAGCAAAGGTTAGTAGAACACAAGAGAAATGTAAGCAACGGAAAGAAGGGTGGCTTAAGCAGGGCTAAAGCATTAAGAAAAGATAAGATAAGAAAAGATAAATATGCAAATGATAATTTACTTAAAGTAAACGATGAAGTGCAAAAACTTTTGGACCAATGATATTAGAAGATAAAGCCACAGTACCATATTTAAAAGCATTTAAAGAAGGTAGAATTAAAAAAGGCATTGGTATTGGTTGTTTATTAGATGATTACTTTCTTTATAAGAATGGCAACTTTAATATGTTTCTTGGTTTAGATAATGTTGGTAAAACTAATTTTATATTATGGTACTTAACCGCGCTAAGTAAAATACACGGAAAGAAGTGGTGCATATGGTCAGGAGAAAACAATGCTGGACAACTAAAGCGTGATATAATACAAATGTGGACAGGTGAAACAATTAAAGATTTAAACGAATATTTATTTTATCACGATGAAATAAGCAAGTATTTTAAATTTATTGATAATAGAAAACTTTACAACCATAAAGAACTATTAAAGATATTTAAAGCAGAAGATTGTGATGGTTGTTTTATTGACCCATACACAGGTATAAACCACGATAGAAGAATTTCACAATTTGAAAGAAATTATCAAGTTTGTAATGATGTAAGAGAGTTTTGCAACAAAACAGGTAAAACAATGTTTATTGCTATGCATCCACAAACAGAAGCTGCACGTAGAGTTTATCCACCAGACCATCAATTAAATGGACATATACAACCACCAAGAAAAGCAGATTGTGAGGGAGGCCAAGTGTTTCCAAATAGAGTAGATAACTTTATTTGTTTACATAGATTGATTTCACACGATAAACTTTGGATGATGACAGAAGTTCACGTATATAAAATAAAAGATAAAGAAACTGGTGGTAAACCTACAATGTTAGGTGAACCACTAAGATTTGATTATAATAGTGGATTAGGATTTACTATTGGTGGTAATAACGTATTAAAACAAAAAAATGAGATACACATATAAAAACATACAAGAGTTTATAAATTATAAAACTTGGAGTAATAAAAAAAAGATAGATACACTTTTAGAAATAGATTGCAGTTTATATGCACATCTTGGAACAGATTCTACTAAAGCAGAGAAAGAAGAAGTAAAAAGAAAAAGCATAGAAATATATAGAACTATTAAAACATTAGATAAAAAACTTGGTGATGAATTACTTTATTCAGAAGATTTAAAACAATGAAAATTACTAACGAAGATAATATGAAGCTAATGGCAAGGTATGAAGATAATTACTTTGACCTTGCAATAGTAGACCCACCTTATGGTATAGGTGGTGGAACAAAAAAAACTGGCGGACTAAGTAAAAAAAATAGTATGACTAAATTTAAAAAACAAAATAAAACAAAAGGTTGGGATGATGAGATACCAACAGATAAATATTTTACAGAGTTATTTAGGGTTAGTAAAAATCAGATTATTTGGGGTGGAAATTATTTTTTAGACAATCTAAATAGTAGTAGGTGTTTTGTTGTTTGGGATAAAATGACTTATGTTCCAACTATGACACAAATTGAATTAGCTTATACAAGTTTTAATGAACATTCAAAATTAATAAAAATAAATAGCAATCAATTAGACAGAACACACCCAACACAAAAACCAGTAAAACTATACGAATGGCTTTTAATGAACTACGCAAAAGAGGGAGATAAAATTTTAGATACTCATTTAGGTAGTGGAAGCATTGCAATAGCTTGCCACAATTTAGGATATGATTTAACAGCTTGTGAATTAGATATAGATTACTACAATACAGCAATGAAAAGAATAGAACAACATAAACAACAAATAAGAATGTTTTAAGATGACAGATTTAGATTATACAATTACAAAGAATAAATTAGAAATATTGCTTTTAAAAGCACAAGAAGGTTTAAAGAGTGGCAATGTAACACAAAGTAAATTGGAAGCGGTAGAAACGTTGCAAGATAGTTTAAAATGTATGTTAGAGCTGAGGTTAATGTTAGATGAAATAAAAAACAAACAAACATTGTTAACAATGCAAAATGTAAAAGCATACAAAGAAACTGCTGAACTAAAGAAAAAATTTAATACATTTAAAAAATGAAAACTATATTATTAATGTTAATCACATCACACATAACCAGTTTTATCTCTGGTGCTTTAATTGTAGTGATAATAAAAAAATATTTTGAAAAGTAAAAAGAGAACATTAAATGAATACAGACAAACTAAGGACTCTCACTACCGTAGCGTTGATTCTCCTGTTGAGTACAACATTGCTTTTTTGTGTAGAGTATATACTAATGATGCTGAACTTGGAGCAGTAATTAGAAAACATTTTCAAAAGATATGAGTTTAAATGCAAATCAAAAAGGTAAAAGATTCGAGTTAAAAATTGCAAAAGATTTAGCTAAGCGTTTTAAAACAGATATAAAAAGGACACCCAATTCAGGCGGCCTCAGCTTTAAAGGAGATATTTTGACTACAAGTGGCATACTATCTGAATATAGTTGGGAATGTAAGAACCAAGAGAAACTTAATATCTGGAAAGCATTAGAACAAAGCAAAGGAGATGCAAGAGGAACACTAAAAACTCCAGTAGTAGTATTTACTAAAAACTTTGAAGATGATTACATTGCTTTAAAATACGATGATTTTGTAAATATACTTCTTGAATTAGATGAGTACAGAAGTAAATAATATATTGCACCTATTGGTAAGGGATGAAAAAACTTGGTTAAGTATGGCTGAGGAAATAAGCAGCAATAGTAAAATACCAGCAAAAGATTTATTACACGACTTTTATATTGCTTTACATAGTAAAATAGATAGTAAAAAAGTAAAAATTAACGATATTCTATATAACGATTCTTTAAATAAAGCGTTTATATATAAGATGATGCACAATATATTCATTGATACAATAAGAGTTGATAAAGATTTACTAATTGATAAAGACCTAAAAAACATTATAGAAGCAGACAATACAAAGTATGTAGATATAGAAAAAGTAGTAGATGACATAGTAAATGAATTCTACTGGTTTGATAGAAAGTTATTTAACTTATATAGAAAGAAATTCCATAGTATAAGAAAACTATCTGCAGCAACTAATATATCACACGTAGTTGTATGGAGAACAATAAACAATTGTATTAAAGAAATTAAAAAAAAAATTAATGAAGAGTAAAGGACTTGGCGATACAGTAGAAAAGATAACAAAAGCTACAGGTATAAAACAAGCTACTGATTGGATATTTGACAAAATAGGTAAGGATTGTGGATGTGATACAAGAAAAGAAAAACTTAATAAAATGTTTCCTTACAAAAATGTAGAATGTTTAAATGAAGATGAATATGTATATTTAAAAGGATTCTTCAACCAACAAAAGAATGTAGTAAATGCAAACGAACAAAAAGGATTGCTAACAATACACAATAGAGTATTTAACACTAACAAACAAAGCTCAAGTTGTGGTAGTTGCGTTAAAGGTTTAGTAGATACAATGAGAAGATTAT